GACTTATGGTCATAAAGACGGAGAAAGACCAATTAAAATCTTTCTAACAGGTGGACACAGAGCTAGTCGTTATCTTGCGATCAGTACTAACGATGCACCTGAAAAGTATGTACATAAACTAGTCGCACTAGCATTTCTTAGAGAACCATTCGAAGATGAAAATACTATTGATCATATAGATGGTAACAAACTAAACAATCATGTTAATAATTTAAGATGGGCAACTCACGCTGATAATATCAATGCTGCTATAGCAATGAAAAAAGGCATGACTACTGATCAATTAGAGAAATGGTATGATGATAGAGAAGCAAGTCGTCAAGTACATTTAGATAGAACTCGAACTATCGTGCAACTAAGACAAGCAAAGCAACTAAGAGCTGTAGAGTTAAGACGCTCAGGAATGAAACTCGAAGACATTGGTGAAACATTAGATGTGCACCATAGTACGATATACATGTGGTTACAAAAACACATGACAAGAGACGAGATGAAACAATATAATCAAATTAGATCATAATGAAAGACTTTACACAAATAGACAATAAACTATGGAAATTAGGTAATGAAGAAGCTAAACTGATAACTGTTATTGGATCTTGGTCAAAGAATAACAAAGAGCATTTTAAGTCTAAGGAAGAATACTGTGAAATGTATTACATAAAACCTAGAAACTATAATAACATTCTTAAGAAATTAAAAGACTATGGTATTATTGAAGTAGTTAGAAGATTACCTAATAATAGACAAGTACTTAGAATTAATGAAGATCAATTAGAGTTTGTTTTAGATAAAGGGTACTATGCACTAGATGCACTGCCACTAGGCACACCATGCACTGCCACCTTGCATGATATGCATAGTACTAGTGCACCTGATGCCCAACTGGAATGCACCCCGTGCCCAACCCATATACTAGATAAGGTACCAGATAATAATACTATAGAAAATACTAAAGAAGTTACTAAGCCTAAAGAGTTCTCTTTTGATATTTTTAAGGAAGAAGTAAAGCCTGATGATATTAACCTTAAGCTACAAGCTTTAGCTATAGACTTTGATAATGAATATTAATAATTAAGATACATAATAAAACAAACAACATGGATATTAAAGTGCCTAAATGGGCAACAACAATAGAAGACGAAGGAGTATTAACGTTTGTAGCGTTTGCAGATAGAATGTGTAGAATAAATGGATTCGATACTACCTATACTCTACACATAGATGACTTAGTAAGGATGTGTAATAAAAGGGCAATGGGTTTATTAGATTGGTTAAGAGAGTTTCCTGAAGTTGATGCTAACATAGAAATTGGTAAACTATATGATACAGTTGTTTGTTTTAGTTTAAAAGAACCAGTATTAGAGAAGGCTAAACACGCAGGTAGACCCAAGAAAGAATACATGTACCCTAAAGAGTTAAAATCCCATAGACAACAATATATATGGATGTACTTATTAGGCTGCTTAAACAATAATCTAATTACTGGTGAAGATCCTAAGAATATAGTAGACAGAAACTCATTTGGTATTAAAGAATTCCATATTAGTAGAGAAGCTCTACCTTACATAAAAAAGAAAGATAGATAATGAGAAGGGAACACCTAAAGAAACTAGTACTTGATGGTTATTCATTAGAAGATGATAAAGCTAAAGAATTAATACAAGAACTAGTCTTTGAATATTATTATGATCGCAATGATATGGACTTTGACACAGCAATAGATGAACTTAAAGGAGATCTTATATTGTTGGAACAGGTTGAACACTACGAAAGGTGTCTAATCTTAAAAGATATTTTAGATAGATTTGAATAAGTTTCTAACAAAGAAGTATGAAGAGATAATCCTAATGTCTAAGAAGATATGTAAAGGTAGTCATGAATCAGAAGATGTTGCACACTTTGCAATAGAACAATTTATGACACATGAACGTGCACAAGAATTAGTTGATAGTGGAAAAGGTATGTCTTTCTTATCTGGTATTATATGGAGATCGTTTAACTCATCAACTAGTCAGTATCATACAATATACAGACAAAAAGGTAGAGTGCACAGTCTAACACCCTCGTACGATAATAGACAAGACGATAACATATACGACCACGAACAAGATACTGCAACAGAAGCTATCTGTGGTGTACTGGAAGATATGAAGGCAGATTCAATAGAGTTATGGTTTCGCGCTACACTACTGGAAATGTATACTAAAGAACCAAACTTCTCAGAACTCGCACGCCAAACTAAAATACCTAGAACTACAATAGCAAAGGCAGTAGAAGAAGCTAAGTCATATGTAAAACTAACACTTAATAATAACAATATAAACTATGATTGATATAATACTACAGATAATAGGATTTGCATGCTTAGGACATCTAGCAGCAGATCTAATGGTACATCTAGATAAAGAAGATGATTTACCAGCTAAACCATTTAAGTGTGACATGTGTCTAACTTATTGGATGTCAGTCATACCACTTTGTATTCAATTTGGACCAGTAGGTATACTATACTCAGCAATTGCTGCAGTTACCGCCAATATCATCTATAAATATATTTAATAATATGCAAGAAGAACACAAACAATGGGTAACAGATAACATGTTAATCTTTACCACAAGTAGAAAACTAACACCACAAGAGAATACAATGTTATTTGAAATAGTAAGTGATGTAACTAATACACCGACTAAACCAACGGGTTGTGGTCGCTGCGTAACCACTGCTAAAAAAAATATAATGTACCATTACAATATAGCAATTGCTTCAGATGCATTAAACCAAAATTACACAGATCTTAATTATGATAAAACAAGAGATAACAATTAAAGGGGTTAAGTATACCATAAGAGCAAAGTCTTATGAGATATTAGACCAAACTATTAAAGACTTGAGAAAGTTAAACAGAAAAACAAAAGATAAAGATGCCATTTAAGAAAGATGACCCTAATATCCAGAGAAAGGGTAGAACTGGACCAAACAAATCAACTAAGTTAATGAAGGAAGCATTTGCTATGTTAGTAGAAGCTAATCTACCAAACATGGACAGATGGATATCTCAGATCGCATCAGAAGATCCTGGTAAAGCTATGGATCTAATCATTAAGTTATCTGAAAGATTTGTACCAGCGTTAGCCAGAACTGAGGTAACAGGTGCAGATGGTGAAGACATCTTTAAAGAACTTAAGTTTAGTTTCGGACCACCTATTGATTCTGATAAAAGAATACAAGAGGATAACATAGAAGATTAATGAATGTAACTGGATTTAATCCACACATTGGACAACAGAGAGTAATCAACACCATAGTAGGTACACCTGAAAAGTATATCACTGTGGTTTCTCCGCGTCAACAGGGTAAATCACTACTACTAATCAACCTAATCTTATACTATGGAATAAACCATAAGGGCAGTAAGATAGGAATAATAGCACCAATCTATAGCCAAGCAAGAAAACTAATGGAAGATCTATATGAAGCCATTAAAAATTCAGGCATAGTAGAAGCAACTAACTTCTCTAATCATGAGATAAAACTTAAAACAGGTAGCAAGATATACTTTAGATCATCAGAAAGAGAGGATGGATTAAGAGGGTATACATTCGACTATCTATTTATGGATGAAGCCTCATACCAATCAGAAGATGCATACCGTAGAGCGATCGAACCAACTGCTCTAGTACATGGTAAAAAAGTAGTCCTGTTTAGTACACCTAGAGGTAGAGACTATTTCTATAATATGTTTCAGTTAGGACAGAACCCTGAGTATCCTAACTATGCTAGCGTGCGCATGGAACAGGGTGATAATCCTTATATAAATCAAGAAGAAATAGCAGCAGCCAAAAAAGTATTACCAGATGCCATCTATAGAGCAGAGTATTTAGGAGAATTCTTAGAAGGAGAATCAATGGTCTTCTCTAACTTTAAAGTAAACACATTCGCTCAATACCCAACAAGAAATGGTAAGGTATTTATTGGTGTCGATTTAGGTAGAGAATCAGATTACACAGTAGCAGTTGCAATGGACCAAACAGGTAATGTAATAGAAATATACAGAGATAACCAAAAGGATTGGGAAGTAATGCAAAACAATATACTCTTATTAGCAAGAAAGTACAATGCAACCTTAATGATTGAGACTAACTCGATGGGTACAGTTATCTTTGAGTCTATCAAGAAACAATATCAAGATACTCATCCATTTGTTACCAGTAATTCTAGTAAGAAGGATATTGTAGAGAGTTTAATCCTCGCATTCAATGAGAATCAAATTAATATACCTGACGAGAACCTATTTCCAGAGTTACACCACGAACTCGAAGTATTTGAGATGTCATATAATCCTAAGACTAGAAACGTCAGATATGCAGCTCGTACACCATTCCATGATGATATGATAATAGCACTCTGTATTTCAAACTGGAATCGTCTACAAAATAAATCATATGGACAGTACACCATAATGGGTGGGTCTCCAAGTAGTCGAAGGTATTAGTAATTCATAATCAACCACATTTATATTTAATACTATATGAGCATCACAGTTAACATAGACAACACTAAGTACAGTATACCTGAAAGGTTTACCATTGAAGAGTGGCAACAGTTACAACAGTGGGAATTCGAGAATGCTGCACACTGGCCTTGGATTATCAATACATGTATGCATGTCCCGGCGGAGGCATTTAATGGTGCTGATCCTAAATCAATGGAATTATTTATAGGTCTTATCATAACAGCGATGAACCTAAGAACTCTGAAACACCAACCTAAATTA